GGCTCGATCACGAACCAAAAAGGCTCTTCTTACGAGGTACTCCTCACTTTTAAGAGTCCCTTATGATACGTAATAGACCAGAAACTTCTCAAGTGTATGGACCAGGCTAAAAGCCCACTCTGCCAATACACCCAACCATCTCTGTCGGGACTGAAGGACATGAATTTAAAATAAAGGCATACTAAAAACTACATAAGTAAATAAATACAGTGCAAAGTTTCACCTAATGCACACCCCTCATTCCTAAGAGGTTATGTATATTTCTAGTAACATCAGTCGCAGTGTGCCTCTCCATGTCCTCTTCTTGCGTGGAGACGTTTCCATCCAAACCAAACAACCGATTATGCGCATTCTTAAGTGCAGCTGCTTTCATCTGCATGTGTGCTTCTTTAGCACGTGCAGGTGTTGTTGATTGCAGCTCATAGAAATCAAATGCATATCGCGCAAGACTCATATCAGTCAAGTTACGTTGTAATCCATACCTAGGCATGTATGCCTTGGTGCGATTTCTCATTTCTATATACGCTTCAGCAACGTCACTGAAGTGTGTCATGATTTGCCTAAAAGTAGGCACTGCATGATCCAGTAATGGCTTTATGGGATACGTCACTTGTTCATCCCCATCCATCATCGTCCAAACGCCATTTATATTTGGAGATGTTCCATTCTCTATACACCATACCATCAATCCATTCAACAAGATTGCCATCCCAGCGTCATCAACGCCATAATCACCCTTAACACCTTCATACCATGCTCGAAACTGTTCCTGAGTTGAGCGTGTATTCCCAATGTTATGTTGCTCAGGTTCATAAGTTGCGAGGTGCTGTAAGTTAACTACAGAGATTCCATTGACTCTAGGCTGGCGCATTTTTCCAGTATGAAGCTTAACTCGCGGAACCACAAATGTGCCTGTCGTGCCAACATTGACATCCTTGTCTTTCACTCTTTGTGTTGAAACAGAGCGCATAGATTTCTCACCTGTATCTCTACCGTATGATTCGGGTGTGACAGCAGGTTGTTTCTGTCTAGCTTCGCGAAGCGCAGCTTGTTTGGAATCCTCCTGCTCAGTAACCTCTGTGATTTCTGGTGCTGTAAATGCCCCTTTCAGTTTTGGTGCTGGTGGGTTCGCACCTGCATCTTTAAATTCAGGGGGGTCACCAGATTGATGATACACCGATAGCTCATTGTCTTGAAGGAGACTATCATCATACATCTCGTTAAGGACACGTGTGTACTCGCTGAGATCATCAGCGCTGGGTTGCACTCCAGTGTACAGTGATTTAAGTGCAGTCTCAGCAATATATGGAGCTTTTCCAGTTCGTGCTAATTCACTGTATGGTGCTTGTCCCAAAACCCATGCATAAAATTTTCTAATTTGGTGAAGAAGTTCGTCATAGCCCCACGCCTCTACCATTGCAGCGCAAATTGCTTCGAGCCTATGTATAGGCTCATGTGATCTATCCCATTCAAGAATAGATACTATTCGTTCAGGCTCGAGTTTGGGGATGTATATTCCATCTCTTTTAATTCCACAGTGGGACATGAACCATAATTCCTCTTTCTTAGTTGTCCTCGATGAGAAGTCATAGTTAAGCCCAAGCTCAGCAAAGCACTCGCTAAAGTTTTCCAAAAGATGGGCTGTGTCTGGTCTCATAGCTATCAGTAGATCATCCCCATTTGCAAAGAATACACACCGCTCACTAATCTCAGATTCTGAAACACCCAACTTCAACAACGTATAGTAGACGGCTAACACAACCATTAGTGTGTTGTCCACGACGGTTGATGGTTGTCCACTGTTATTTCCTTTGAACTTCTTCACTATGGTTCCATCTGGTGTTAAAATCGGCGTATATACAATCTCTGTGTACAAATTTCGGAGCATTTGGTCACCTATGTCCCATTCTTCCATGAATTCTCTCCGTATATTAAGGACAGCATTAATAAGATATGGTGACAGAGAACTGTCAAATTGTGAACCATCCGCATCACAATAAATCCAATCTTCAGGCAACGATGTTAACAGTCTATCCCACCCTTGATAGAATTTTGTGATACCTACTGTCCATGGGCACTTAAGATGGTTGTTGTAAAACATGTTGTTGAAATCATCAACACATGTTTTACCGCCCAAAAGTGTGTCAAGTGGGGCCGCTGTAAAAGTCCTTGTTTTGTTCAATTCAACTTTTGCCATGGGCCTGAGCTCAGCCTTTAAGGAACCATTCCAAAGTCCTTTTTGCCCCATGTACAACCGCTTACAGCTGTGAAGAAGAAGGTTTTCAATATCCTTGTCGTCCATACCATCAAAATAGTCTTTCTTCTTTCCACTATACATTGCTCCAACAGCTGCTTTCATGTTGAGTGCTTTGACAATTTCCTCCGGGTCTGTGATGTAGTTACACTTGTGAAAACCATTTGCTTTGAGCATGTCGACAACTGCTAGCTCTGCTTGCTCAAATGTTTTGTGACACACATCTCCTGCATTGATTGGGGTTGCATACTTGAATAAATCCTTGTTGTATGCTTCCTTGTTCAATCTACTCTTCCCATATGCTCCCATTAAAGGTTTGAAAAAGCTTCTAACATCACAATCTTGTTGAAGATACAAATCAAAAAGCATGCACTTTCCTTTCACAACGTGTTTTGTAACAAGCTGCGCTGGACACTGTCCCACGGCTTTCAGATTTCCATACAGCCTGTCCAGCACCCATCTATCCGAGCGCGCTTGAGCATACACCTGCATGCTATCAAGATCTGTTATCAACTTGGTGACTTTAAAAGGTGCAACTGGTTGTCCTGTTTTAAGTTCCAAAGTCCCCCAACAGATTTCACTTGGGTTATAACTCCATTTCTTAATCCATTCAGTTGCCTCGGGAGTTTTTAAGTAATCAACCTCAAAGTTTGCAGGGACAGCTGCAAAGAAGTTTTGGGTATTTGTGAGGTTTGACAAACTATGAACCCCCAGAATCGCACCATCAACTGTGCTTACAAGAGGCAAGCCACAATGTCCATCTTTTGTATCTATCCAATGTTTCCAAAAATGTGAGTTTGGTACATGACATGTAACACTTGTTTCAGAGACAGTGCTTGTGATAGATTTGTCTTGGAAGTTCGAACCTACTAGACAAATGCGCTCATTCTCCTTGGGGATCCTAAACTGAAGTCTCTGTGGAAAGGGTGGGATATCTTTGGGCATCTTTATGATCAATATGTCACGGTCAGCACATGGTTTCATACCCAGTTGGGTGGTGTTCTTAATCACGAATTCTCCATGTCGCGAGCGAATCGTGAGAGTTCCATTATTACGCTTAAATAGATGTCTATTCGTGATAATTAGACCACCATATCCAATGCCATACGAATCACTCGTCCTACCATCTGCTTCATTCACTAAATGGCATATTACACTTGCAACTGGATTGTAATCCCTCAAACCCCTGAAAAGGGATTTACTCTCATGTCCCACAAGCGATGCTTCTTCTGGGTTTTCCGGCACATCTTTAATATCAACTTTAACAGCGACACCAGTTTGTCGAAGCTCACCTTCGTGATCTGGATGTCCAGCTATTGTGCTATGTCTCTCACATGCAAGTAACGGGTTGTGTGGTGTGAGATCTACCTTCAATGCCGCATTCGTAATCTCATTGATGTAATATGCATTAATCCCAGGATTATATGCTGCCCTCTCACGGGAGAGCTTATCTTCAAGTATTGCCTTATGCCTCGCATCACCAATCTTTTCTTGAATCAGTTGAATATCTGTGTATGGTGAGTCATCAAACACCAATCCTGTCAGTGGGTCCACAAATCTCACAAAGGAATATTCAGTTGGGTCGAAACCATACATATTTATGAACTTCCTATTCTTTGCCCCCATTCCCGTAACCTTTCCTTTCTGTTTGCCTTTCGCAGTGTAGGCGCTTCCAAAATAATGTTCAATTGTGCCATCATTTGCGTGCACCTCGAAACCTAGTTTCCTATCACGAGCCTGTCGGAACTTCAACTTTTGCCTTTGTCTTTTCTCTTTTCCTTGGTGTGCAACTGTCTGCTCAAAAGACTCTTTTGCACCCGAAAACACCATCCATACACCACCGACGAAAACTCCTGCTAGCACCAGAAGATCTTGTGTTATCACAGATTTGTTCCAAATGCCCTTAAGCTGTAGGTGCTTCGCGAGATCACTTTTTGTTTGGTGTAATACACAAGTGGTGGCGCCGCTCTCACGAACATACGTTTCAAGGATCCCTTTGCTCATTTCGTTATACGAGGCATCCATACTCAGATTTTCGAACTCAAGGAGTTGCGATCTGGCTGATGATAGTACAGCTATGTTCTCACTTGTGTAATCTTGTGCATACCTATTCCTCCACAATGTTGCGATTGAATTTAAAGTAAAGCTACTACTTGAAACAGTCCTACCTGTTATTGTCTTGTAGTGCTCCTTTTTCCTCATCTCATCAGCAATAAGTGCGTCCAAAATCCTGATAGTGCGGGGGATGGCATACGCGTCTGTTTGGAGTGTGTAGGCAATTTTGCACGAATTAATACACGAAACACGACCGAATCCGGCTTCGTGCTTGTATCTTTGAATTGCCTCCCAGATGTCACTATGCAATTTCTCTGGCATTGACTGGTGATAAAAGGGTATTCTGATTTGGTCCTCAATGTCCAATCGTTGCCCCACTTTCCTGTAGTCCGCTGCTGACATCCATCCTGTGATTCCTCTGTTGGGAATCGCCAACTTATTGAGCGTTGTTTCTGCATCTCTGAGCTTGTATCTTTTAAGGTGTTGGTGAATTGCGTGATGCATAGACCCATCAAATCGAACCATATTCACCATGTAGAACGGAGTTAGCTCAAATTGTAGCATTGTCCGCGCTTGCCTAACAGTGCACGAACCGAGAAGGCTTGTAGACACATTTGGTGTCATAACTGGCAACCCATAAGCAAAACACAAAAATGCTGCCTCAGTTGCAACTGTTTGAGGTATGTCAACTAAACCTTTCTCTGTGTACCCGATGCGCAATGCAGTGCCTGCCTTATTCCTACCGACTCTTCCAAGTCTTTGGATTCTCTCACCATAACTTATCGGACCTTTTGATGTCCGAATCATTCGAAGGTCGACATCTAGATATGCTGTCACTTTGGTTCCAAAGTCAACAACAGCCTCTATATCGAGTGTCACTCCATTCTCTATAATATTAGTAGCAACAATGAAGTGTTTCTTGTTTGATGTTCCAGTTGTTTTGATCTCCACATTCCCAACTTTCATTGTTCGTCCGTCCACTTTTGTGACTTTATGATTTGCTTCAACCAAAAGACGGCTAAGTTCATCGACCTCATTGTAACTTGCGACATATACAAGTATGTTGTCAGCAACCGCCACAACATCTGCATTGCTTCCCGTACCTTGTGCTTCAACAAATGCCTTAAAGGATAAACTCTCTTCAACCTTTATTTGCACTGGATGTTGCGTTGTAAACTCTACTTCTCGTCCTGGAGGCGTCGCTGATGCTTTTATGATTTTACCAGAAAACTCGTGCTCCTTTAATAAACAACGAAAGGCCATAGCTTGCGCATCACTTACATGGCATTCATCAAATATGATGAATTCATATTCGCGTAACTGCTCAGGATTGTTTGCATAGTAGTGAAATGCAAAACCAGTCGTCATGATATTTATAGGATGTGATCCGAAAACAGTTAAACCACGCATTCTGAGTGTAGTTTGAACCATAAAAGGATCACCACCAAGTTGTCGGTGGACATTCTCAGCTAAAGGTCTTGTAGGTTCGAGTAGCAAAACTCGTCCTTTTCTGCTCAAATAGAATGGTAAGCCTGTTGACTTGCCAGATCCGACAGCGCCCCGTACAAGTATATCGTTCGCAGGAAGCGTCGCAATGTTGTTGGCCACTGAAACTGCATTCGATCGCGTAAATTCAATAAAAGTTCCCTCTGTCCTATAATGAGTGATTGTTCTGTTGGTCTCAAGCTGCTTTCTCCACCATTCATCAAATGTAGCATCGGTCATCGCGTTTGAGAGTTGCTCATCCCCTTGAAGTTCAAAATCAACAGTCAAATTTTTCTCCTCCAAGATGTTTGTGATATCATCCAAACTCTGATGGTATACTCCACCATCAATACAACCCATAAGTCCTCTAAGTTTTGAAAGAATCTTATAGACACAGTCACTTCTTTCACTATCAATCACCATCAACAACAGTGATATAAATGCGATGATCCTTTCATATTGAATCTCCTTCCGGCTTTTCCCTTGATGTTCCACTTCAACGTCTGCTGTGTAACATAACCATTTGGCAGTACCTAAGAGTGTTGGGTTGATATATTCTATATGCGCCAAAAACTCATCCACTGTGGGCTCACCTCCTATCTTTTTACAGAATGAGTCGTAAATCACATTGATTTTGTCTATCTCCTGATCGAACAAATAAGCATTAAGATCAATCTGAGCCTGCTGGTGTTTCTGTACCATGTTCCTTGCCACATGCGCAATTTGGAGAATTAAGTTTACAACTAACAGTAAATTCACGAATTTCAAAATATCAGGCACTGCAAAGCGGATTGCGGACAGTGACGTTTGCACAATTGTGCGTACGCACCTTGCATGTGCACCAGCGACTCTAGACACAAACCCTTCTTTACAAGCGTTGCTCAATGCTACACTCTTTGTGTGTAATGCAGTATAGGATGCGTCGACTCTGCCTTTGAAATCGTCTATACTTTGTCGCAGATACGTACCTTGTATACAACGCATATACCTGGATGATCGCATGATTAATGAGCATTTTTCCAACAAGGCAAGTTCTGCGTACTCCTGCTTTAAAAGAGTGTCCCAGATTTTTTCCATGAGTTCATGTGATGTTGCGTATGCAGATACTGTGTGACCTTGTTCATGCAAAACCCGGTTTGTCTCTCTACGCTCTGATAGACTCCTAATCACCCTTTGGGATAATGCAAAGGATGGCGTCCTCCTTCTAGCGGTTGAATCATCAAATAACAAAATGTGGGATTGGCTTTCGATTATCTGAAGCTGCTGTTCTAGAACTCGCGAGGTTGAAACCTTTCGTGCCAATTCTGATAATGTTCCTATGATAACTGCGACCTCTTGATCTTTGGTGATCCACGTATCCATTGCCCTGTCTAATGATCCACTGTTGAAGAGTGCTAAAATAATGCATGGAGAGATTACACTCAGCATTAGCATATATGGATCTTCTGAGAGAATCTCATACAAGATTTTTGGCCTGTACACACCTTTTATCACGGTGCGCACACATCTCTCCTCATTAGCTGGTAATGCAGTCAAGCCCCCAACTAAGTAATGTTTCATCTCGGAGTCAAGTGAACTGTTCGCAAACTTAATAAGCTGACTAACTGTGTTAGCTTTCAAGATGTGGTACCCCGTGCTCAACGAACCAAATGAATCAATCACGTGCATGGTCTTAGTAGTGTGGTCGACCAAAATTCTTGGCAACTCTGCATTGCGCGTCTCTGGATAAAATACGGACATGAAAGCACATGCTGTAGCTACATCAAACATCGTTGGCCATTTTCCAAGCTTCTCCATAAGGACGTCACGAACTTGTTTAGTGAAGTCTTTTGCTTCTGCCTCATTAACATTAACGAGCATAGCGAGAAATATATTGATGTAACAATATCCTTCCTTAGCGATGTACATTTTCTTGCTAATTTCTGGAGGCATATCAACGTATTTCGGGTCCCCAGAGTTACCAATGACAAGATGATTCTTAGTTGGCAATTTAAATTCAGACTCCATAGGTTGTCCATCATCATAAGTAACACAACAGCACGGATAAATGAAATTTCCATCAAGTGTACTGGTGCAATGATTGTCAAGCTTTTGTTTGTGGATGGGTTCTCCTTTCATTTGTTCCCTAAACACCGAGAAGTTTGTGGAGACAATCAACTTGCCTATTGCCAATTTCCTCGTGCCATTTGGATTGTTCCGTACGATGTACCTTGAATACCCTTCTTCAGGGTTTATCTCATCAAAATAATTAGAGAAGAATCTCTTGGAATGATATCCCCTTTCTCCCCAAATGAGATTGCCATTCTTATCCAGTTGGTTGTCGCACATGAGTGCTAAATTCATCGCAGCCTTCTGCGAGATCTTGTTTCTGAACGATTGCAGTGATCCCTTCTTGATATTCTCAGTGCGATTCTTGAGGTATCGTGCAAGTTCAAGTAAGGCCTCAGACGCCTTGGTGAATTCAGTCCCTTTAGCCCTGCCACCTTTCACTAACACTTTATTTACCTCACAAACAGTTGTGAAAGGTGCATCAATTCTATTACCAATTAGGGTCTGGATTTCATTAAATGCTCTCACATCTTTATTTGTTTGTACAAGTGATTCCGCAATAAAATCCATTATTAAAGGTAAATGCTTAAAATCCTTGAATTCCAACTGCAATGGAAGTTTATTCTTATTTGCGAAGTCTCTAACATAATCACACCATTCGTCCTTACTCAAATCTTCAATTTTATTTGAGCAGTGTTTGCAAGTAGCTATATTCATAGGGCACACCATATGGTGTATAATAGCAGCTACTGCCCCAGCTTGTTCTGCATCATATGTTGATTCACAAACGTGGTCGCTATCAACTTGCCTTAATTGTTTAAACTTCTCATCAAAACCACGCAGAAATCTTTCCATTGTAGAGCTGAATTGCTCGATGTATGGCAGAGTAGATCTACCAAGACGCATCCGCGCGTCGTATACTACTCCTGCTAAAGCCCCACGAACCACGAAGAGCCCCTTGGGCGCATGACCTCGCGGACCTGTCAATTTGTCCGGATTGAGAACTAACCCACTGGTACCTTTGCATAGTTGGCTTGTGCAGAATCTCTTGTTCCATGCACCTACGCGAGCTGCCATTGTTACAAGCTCGATATCTTCTTGGTGGATATGCAGATCCACAGGCTTCCTCCATCCTTCCATGTGTTTTAAATGGAGGAACAAATGGTTTGTTCCTCCGTGTCGTTTGTAAACTCCTCTCACGATTTTCTTGTTGATAATCTCCACTTGAAGCCCTTGTTTGCAAGCAATCTTCAAAGTTGCTTTCATCAACTCTTGTATTTTGTCGGATGATAGGGTTGGAGATTTTAAAATCCTTTTCCGCTTCATAGAAGGCGTCGATGGAATCTTTCCACTCACTGTAGGAGTCTCCTGCAGACTCGCTACTGGGCCACCAGCTATCGAAATGCCCGTTAAAATCTGAGGTGGCATTGCAAGGAGCAGTTGTTGCTCCTTTTCCATTCGTTTCTTCTGCCGCTGCCTTTGATTGTCCTTTCTGGTCTTCTTGACCAGCCTGTAAAGGCCCCATCTCCATTTCACTTCGAAGTCTTTCTTTGCTTCGTTTCGAACTGCTAATTGTTCGTCCAGTTTTTTCCATACAGCTCTTTGTTTCATCTCTTCAGCTTCTTGGGTCTTCTTAACCCACTTGCATATCATCCGATGGTGTGTTGCACTAGAATTTTTGGACCTAGGTGCCCATGGATACAAGTGTGTTGGCAAAGGGGTGCTTTTCTGGGCACCTACATTAATGCCTTCTTTCGCGGGTTCAGTTCTCCCTACAGTAGTTTCTTTTGTTTCTAAGTGAGTGTCGGCCAGGGCAATATCATTCACTGACATAATACCCACTTGCATAAATGCGGGTTGCAGCACTCCCATGCTTTCCTGCTGTGGGACTACAACTGGTAGTGGGATTATTGCAGGGATGGTTCCGAAAAAGAAACCAGTTTCTACAGGCATCACTGTAGGTGTAGTTACATTTTCAGCCTCTTCCACAAGTGGCTCCACCACCCTCTCATCCTTGCTCTCTTCTGGCGCAAATCCATTTACTTGGCCAAACTGGATACTTGAACACTCAGAAACAACCACATCAGACGTGGCTGTGATGACTTCAGTGTTCTTGTCTCCCGAAAGAGGTGGAAACATCTCATCAGCTTTCGCTGATGGGGAAATCTCAGAAAAATCAGCATCATTCTTTGAGGCATCAGACGCCTCTCCAGTTTCTTTTGCCTCAGCCTCCTCAACGGCCTCCCAGAGACTATCCACATATTCCTTTTCTCTTCTCGTGGATCGTTTATCCAGAAGCTTCTCAGCTGCTCTTGCTTGCCTTCTGAGTTGCCCAGCAGTTGGAGCTACTTCCTCCAATTCAAGCTTAGCCTGCTCGAACTCAGACCACGTAGACGCATAGTATGCGTCGTATCCTCCCAATTTCCTGGCAACGACATTCATATTGTCTGCCAAGTTGTCATCAGTTTTGCGGAATGTGGTTCCGCACTCCTCGCACTTGTGCCCCTCAAGAAACTCGTCACATTCCGGGCAGAATGTAAAGTCGAACTTGTACTTAAAGACCTCGCCATACTGGATGGCGTTGGAGAGCACTTCTAGTTGTGGAGATGGACCTCCACGGTTGCCGAAGTAGTATTTGTGCCACTCAGTTTCTGGCACAAATGCGAAAATATTCGCAGCCAGTTGGTTGCGACTTAGTCCAATCCTTCGCCTTGGATACACAGCTTGCTGTTGTTCCATTGCAGCCTTACCCCATTTGTTACAACATTCCTTCCATGTAAGCTTGCGCTTACCAGCCGGCTTCGCAGATACAGTAGCAGATGCCATACTATTGAAACGAAAAATATTTTTGGATTTTCCTTGAAGTAGACAAAAGACAAATGATCTAAAAAGCTTAAAGTGAAAGTGTTCGATTTGAAAAGTAGTGAAATCAAATGCAAAGAAAACTTGTTTGAGTTGTGTTGTGTTGTGTTGTGTT